TGCAATCGGCATTTACAGGCTTCCTTTAGTCTGATTCTTGAAGGGCGACGACGTTTGCCGCTGCCGAAGGGGAAATGGACGCCTGAGTGACCCAAGGCTTATAAGCCGGGCTACCGCTGGCATTTCGTGCTTCGATCAGGACCGCCCCTGTGTACTGGAAGTCGAAGTTCAGGGTTGTTCCCGCACCGCAAGACGCCTGTTGCAGCAAGGCCCCCGTGTCCACCCGTGTAACTTTCACCCGCGATTGCGGAACAAGATTGGTGATGTTGACCAGAGACCCGGGAAGGGGGTGCGGGATTTGCTGATCTGTCGCGTTGGTTTGGATACCCGCCGAAAACCCGGATGTGAGCGTGGTTGTAGCGGCCACAGTCGGGCGGCACCGGATTTGCAAGAGATAGCCATTCGTCGGGCTGACCGCGACGTTAACCGGCGAGAAGCTGATTGTGCCGCTTGCGCCAAGCGGGCTGGAAATGAAAGCGTTGGAGACGGTAATAACGTCCCCGACGATGTTCGTGATTGTCGTATCCTGCGGCAGGCGAAAGGTGCTGTGCTGAATAAAATCCCCGATCTGCGGCTGGCGTGTCAATGCAGCCCTGTCGCCAGAGTACATTGTGACCGTGGTAGCGCCGTCTGCCGGGCTGCCGTTGGTGCGCACCGTATTCGCAAGGAACGTCCAAGACGCGCCGAAACCGCCGCCCGTGTCGATCTTGTATTCCCAGATGAGGTTTTGAACATCCGTACCGCCGCATGATCCGCCGCCACCGAAAGCGGTGTGACCGTAAAAGCGATACGGCGAGGTCCAGACCGCTTCATCCGATAGCTTTGAAAGAACGACAGACCCGTTACCTGTATAGCCTGACCCCACTCCGAAAGTGCCAGAGAACTGGCTAGCGGAAGCTGCGGTTGGCTCGTTTGCCATGACCGAAATGCGCCCGGTCGTGGTGGAGTTATAAGCATCATCCCAATGAGTGCCGTTTGCACCCGGAAGTCCACGCCGGAAATTCGACCAGCGCCCGCCCCGGCTGGTGATCGACTGCCCGTTCAAGTCGGTGAACTGCGATCCGGTAGCCCAAACGTCAAACATTTCAAAAAGCGGCATGGCTGCGGTGAAGAACACCGGCCCGACGCGGTTATTAGTGGTGTAGATGCGCCGAAGCGTAGCCTTGGAACCCGCAAAGCCGTTCAGGATGTAGCCCATCGGATTGACCGTTCCACAGTCATACGGGGCTGACGGCGTGCCGATGTTGGCGATTGAAAGGTTGGTGTAATAGCCGCCGCTGACCTGAAGGTTTATGATCTGGTCATAGGGATGCACATTTGGCAATCCGCCCAGCGCCGCAAACCCGTCAATCGTGATGTTCGTGCCTTGTGCAAGAATAGCAGAACTCGCCAATGCGGGGGTGTTGCCGGTCATCACATCGGCGTATTTGAAGTTTTTGATCAGGCCGTTTGAGTTTCCCGCCCCGATTGTCGTCTGCCCATTGATGACTTCGCAATCCTCAAAAACGAAGTTGGACATCCCCAAGCTCACAATAGTAAGCCCCTGCCCGAACGTCTGCCTTTGAGACAGGCCCTGCCAGCGGGCAATCAGGTCAAACCGGCACCGACGAAACGCGACATTGGTGTTGGCCGCTGCTGAGAAAACCGTAGTGTTACTGCGGCGGGTAAACCGGCTATCCGTTGCACCCCCGGCAAAGGCGTTTGCAAACGTCAGGGCGACAGTGGCCGATGGAATCAAGCCCACGCCCACACAGCAATTAGCGATTGAGGTGCTGCCAATATACTGTGTGGTGCAGCTATCGGAAATTACCATGTTCCCGGTATTGAACCAATTCAGCACAGCCCCTTTAACCGTGGGGCCGGGATTGCCGGACTGGAAATAATACCGCGTGTTGAGCGCGGTCAGCATCGGCGCGGCGCTATCTACCGGCTGCGTGGTGGACAGGAAGACGTTGGGTATCCTGACCTTGCAGCCTGACGGCGGCTTGAAACCGGAATTGTTCGCCCCGCGAAGCGCAAGCTGCACCGTCCCCGCTATCGGGTCTACGCCGCAATGCTTCCCGCGAACATCCGTAGGGATGAAGGAGAAGGTCGCCATTTCCAGCCGCGACAGGGCGATATTGACACCCTCGGAGGCGCTGCCTGTAAAGGACGGCAGGCCGGTTACATAGGTCGGGGTCGCGGAGTTTGAGGTCGCGATAATGCACTGGCCGGTCTGACCCGCGCCCGTGTGGTTAATCGTGACGTTGACCCGATACCAGCCGTTGCCAAGCGCCGCTATGGAGGATGATGTCCCGGTCGGGCTTCCGACGTTGGGAATTGCACTAAGCGTCCCCGCGTCCAAATCTACCAGCACACCGAAGCGGTCGGCACTGCCGTTCGTGGCAAACTGCACCACGGCCCATTGGCGCGTGTCTTTTTTCAAGACAGCGGAAAAGGTGTAGGTGCCAGCTGGGAATGCAGTGGCGTATCCACTCAGGGCAAAGGACGCATTATGCACACCCGTTGCCGCCGTTTCCCGCAGGCGTTCCGCCGCTGGATAAGGAAACGCCGAAATAGCATTCCTTGTCAGGGTCGCATTGGTGGCGGTCAGGGCTTCGTTGACGGTGTGGTGGCCGTTCCAAATGTCGCCTGCGTTGGCATACCACTCATAGACGCCCGAGCCGGGGGCGGTCTCAATCTGGACGCCCCCCAACTCGTCTCGCACCGGCAGCGTGAAAGTCTGGTTATCCGCGCCGTTCGTTGTTCCAAGTTCGTACCAGTCGCCATCGACAACACAAGAGGACAGGCGCGGCACTACCATATTGACGCTGGTGGTGCCTACAGTCCGGGCTATGACCTGAATTGCGCCGCGCTTGCCTGCGTTGGTGGCAACAATCGTGGCTCCACCCGGCAGGGTGATTGTCTCGCCCGCTTGGAAGTTGCCGGTCTTGGACCGCAGCTTGACATAGCCCGCCGCAGGCATTGCAGCGCCCGCTACAGCCGGGTCAAACGATCCGCTGGCCCATACACGGGTCAACTCGCCCGTCGCGCCACTGGTGCCCCCTGTGACGCCGTTACTGCCAAGGGCGGCCTGTGTCGGGACGTTTCCAGACGACGAGGAAAACGGCACTTCCCAAACTTTGGTGCCGTCGATCAGGACCGATCCACCCAACGTCGATGAAAGCGTGACAGTACCAAACGCAGCCGCCTGCTGATTGATCTGCGTATCAGCATTAATCGTCAGCGCCCCGCCGTTAATCGTGATGGACTCGCCGTCAAGCAGGCCCGAAATGGCGGCGTCGTCATAGTTGACGGCTGTGGTGACGGTCTGGTTTGCCAAGGCTTATTCTCAGTTCACCGGCTCTACGCCGATAATTTCACCGGCATCATCGCGGATAACCCGCCGCGCCTTCGACATGCCCGCAATCGCCGCACTCAGAGCGTCCAGGGACTTGCCTTCGCCCGCCTTGCGTTGCCCGTCTTCCGCCGCTTTCGTCGCAGCCGAATGTTCGGCCATGCCGATCTGCGCTTGCAGTTCCATCAGCTTGATTTCGCGGTCTTGGCCGAGTTTTTCCCGTTCAAAGTCCAGCTTCATCCGTTCAAGCGCGGCCTGCATTTGCATCTTCTGCTGTTCGACCGCCGCCGCCTGTTGCGCCTCGTTTTGCTTTACCGTCAAATCGGCCTGCATCTGCGCCATTTCCTTGTCGCGGGCGACTTCGGCCTTCATGCGCTCGGATTCGGCTTGCAGTTGCAGTTTCGCTTGTTCGAGTTGAAGCGTCGTCTGCGCCTTCATTTGCTCAAGCTGCATCTGGACTTGGCCCTGCGCCTGAATCTTTTCGACATCAGGGTTTGGCGCGTTCTTTGCCGCTTCAAGCTGGGCTTGGACCTGTTGCAGGTCAGGATCGGTAAAGAACGGCTGCGCAGACGCAAAGCCCGCCGTCTCAGTCATCTTTTCCAGCGTGTTGTAAAGCTGATCCGGCTTCACATAGGGGTTTTCCGGGCCGATGCTGAGCAACAGTTCTTTCTGCAAGCCATAGATCACTTGCAGAACGGCCATGTCGCGTTCTTTGGTGCCGCCACCCAATCCGACGTTCACGGTGCAATCCATGTCCATGTTCCACACGGTCGGATCGTACTGCACCCACTTGCCCTTCATCTGGACCGTGCGCGGCCCGTCCGAGTGGGCAATGACCAGACGCAACAGGCCCTTGAACGCCTTGCGCAGACCGCCGTTTGCCAGCGACCGCACGATTGCGTCCGCCTGGGCAATAGCGGGCTGCGTTGCTAGCAGCGCCGTGGTGGCCGCGATATTGTGCAGCTTGTCGGCTTCAAGCCCGCCGGATGCATCCGCAATCCCCGTGCGGGCGCGTGCAACCTCGTCCATGTAGCCAAGCATTTCGTAGGACTTGTCCGCGAAGAACGGAACAACCTTCCACTGCACGACTTCATCCGCATTTGCGCCGGATTTCAGCAGCACAGGCTCCCCGAACTTGCCATTCATCACGGCTTCCGGGTTTTCCACCCGGTTATAGTCCACATACGGCTGCGGATTGTTCTGCGAATACAGGTTGTCAAGCGTTTGCCGAAGAAGCGCCGTCTTGACCCGCTGCACGTCGCGCAGGTCTTCATAAACGCTATGGCCTTCAAACTGGTGCGGGTCGCGTTCCATTACCACAGAGGCGTAAGGTGCCTCGTCTACCGGCTCCAAGCCAAGGACCACATAAGCCCCTTCCGACTTGGTGTCACTCGTCGTCGCCCCATCGCCGAAAACAATCCGATAGATTTCCGCAATCCCGTCCTCGTCCATATCGACGCGGACATACACTTCCCAAATCTGGACCGTTTCCAGCGCCTTGCGCGTTTCGGCCTGCGTTTCGGTGTAATCCTCGCCCATCCGGCTTTCGTCGTCTTCCGCCTTGGCGTCATACGTCGGGATTTGCCAGACAAGTTCCTTGTCGTACCCCATCGACACCAAGGCCGACCGGGTGATCAGCATTTCCTCGCCAACCAACTCCGCATCCTCGATGCTTTCTGCGCCGGGGGTGATCAGGAATGATCCACGCGGCACGGCTTCGATCTTCGGCGTGATTGTCTCTTCCATGCGGCGCAGCTTGAAGGTGTGCCGCCGCGCATTGGGGTCAATCGCCAAAACCTGCTGATCGGTTTCTTCGCTTTCGACGTAATTCGTGATGCTGTTCAACTCGTCGTCAAACAGGCCAATGACCGCTTCATCCGGCTGATTGGTGTATTCCTGAATCGTGACCTTTCGCTTGCGATAGGCCGACCATTTCAGGATGCCCGTTTTCAGCAATAGCGCGTCGTGAATGGCATCGTGCAGCGCCCGCTCTGCATTGCACTCCGGCACCGACACCGCGTTGACATACTCGGTCGCCTGTTGCGCGCCTTCCTCGTCTTCCGGCCCGCGCGGCGTGTATTTCACTACATCGCCACCGCCGAAGATCGTCCGCATGATCGACGGCATGATTTTCTTGATAGCTTCGCGCACGTCCATGCTGACCACAGCCGACTTGTGTGTGTCTGCCGGGAAGTCCAGCATCACGCCGCCGTAATACTCCATCGCGGTCTTGCGGGACTTTTGCTGTTCATCCAGATATTCTTTGGCGGACGTGACAAGCCCCGCAACATGCGCGGCCAGCCGTTCGGTGCTGTCCAGGGCTTCTTCGTCTTGCATCGGGCTATCCTTAAACCACTGCGCGCGGCTTGAACTTTGGCACCGTCACGCGGGCAATTTGCTGCAATCCCATAACGCCACAGCGAAACGCGTCCGCGCCGTGTGATGCCCAATCGTGCAAGGGCCGCGTCTTTAGGGTCATGTTCTTGTCGTCATACTCGGCGCGATACATCCGCAGGCAATCCAAGCCCCGCGCCATGTTCTCGCCGGTCTCGTTAAACCACATCTGCGGGAACTTCATCCGCACCGCCGATATGCCTTCATCGACACCGTGGCGCGGGACAACCCGGCAATCCAGACCCCTGCCCCGCAGGAAGTCGATACGGCTTTGCCCCGTCTGCAATTCCCGTGCATCTGCGTCATGGGGCAGAAGATGAGTGTGAACCGGAAAGGGCCGCGACTTCACATAGTCAACGTAATGGTCCAGCCCAAAGCCGCTGCTTTCGTAATACTCGAGCCAATGGATTTCCTTGCCCACCACTTGACCAAACCACAGGGCCATTGCATCGCCGATGCCCAAATCCCAGCACGCAAAAACGTCGGCGCTTCTGTCATGCGCTATCGGGCGGATGCGGGGTTCTGCCGCTTCCATGTCGCGCCCGTAGTAAGCGCCGACAATAGCCGCTTGGAAGCTGCATTCGTACTCTTGGCTGTATTGTTCCGGCGTCATCATCGCGCGGGCATCGGCCAATTCAGCCGGGGCAATCAAGCCAGTGCGGGATGCCTGCAAGCTGCCCCAGAACCAGCCTTCCGTTTGCTTCGCCCGTTCGTAGATGCGGTAGAACTCATTCCGGCCTTTTGGCGTGCCGATGAAGGTTGCCCAGCCTTGCCGATCTGACAACGCGGGGCGGATAACCTCGGGAAAGGCGCGCGGGTCTTGGTCCCCGGCTTCGTCAACGACAGCGCCGTCCAGATACAGGCCGCGCAGGCGGTCGTAGTTTTCCGCTCCGTACAGGCGGACGCGCGCCCCGTTGTGCGGAAACACCACCGACAATTCGCTCTCGGACACCTTCATGCCCGGAATGGCTTGCGTGTATTCCTTTAGATAGGACCAAGCAACGTCCTTGGCCTGCCCGTAAGTTGGTGCGATGTAGGCAAAGCGCGGCTCTCGGCCCTTATGCCGGATCGCGCGGATTACCAAGTCCATCACACAGGCCACGGTCTTGCCCGCGCGTCGGTGCGCTACAATGCAAGCCCAGCGTTCTTCGCGTTCCAGGTATGCCTTGAACGGCGCACGGGGAACAAACGTCAGGTTAATCTCGCGCGGGGGCATCGCCGCCGATGTTCACATTGATGGTTAGCGCGTTGCCGTCTGCGTCGGTTAGCGCCGTCTGTTGCAGGTCAGGCATGATCTTTCTCAGCAGCCCAAGGCCAGCGGACACCTGCGATGCGGTCATCTCTTGCCTGCCCTCGACGTGCTTGATTAAGGCCGTGAGAATGTTACTGTTTTGGATTTTAACCCTGTGGCTGTCGTCCATGACGAAACCGGCTGGTCTACCCCGTGCGGCCATCATGCGGCATCCCACGTCTTGCGGGACCACTCCATGATTTCGTCCCATGCGGCGCAGGCATCACGCCCAAGTGCATACCGGCGATCCGGGCGGCCATTGCGGCGCTTGGGTGCGGCTGCGAACCGGTTATGCAAATCGGCGGGAATGGCGTCCTGGCTGTATTGACCGTAAGGCGTGATGTAGACTGTGATGTTGTTGATGATGTTCATTTGATATTCCGCCGTAGCGGCTCCCTGTCGGGGTGAAGGTATCGCCGTCCATGATTCAGCCGTGAACGTGACCCCCATCGTCACCGGCTGTTGACTTGCGCATCATGGCGCTATGCCGAGCGGCGAGTGACCCGGTGGAGAAACGTGACGGGGGGGATGGTGAAAGCCGCCATTGCAAACGGCCTATCCGATGGCGCGAACCCCATCGGTGATTGGCACCCGCTGCGGGAATCGAACCCGCGCCTCTGGTTTTGGAGACCAGCGCGCTACCACTACGCTAAACGGTATGGTCAGCACCCGGCCAGGAGCGATTGCCTGTGACCGGGGCCTATTGTCCGAAGGCGTATGTCTGCGACAGTGACGAACCTCGGCGCATGAAGTGAGCGCGCCTATCCGGTGCCTGTACGGGGGAGTGGCGTGTATGAAGGATGCCGCGCTCTGGTGGATGCAGTGACAGAGGCCATCCTGCCAGCCCACGCCAAGTCGGGCCTTCAATGACTTGGCAAATCTGCACCCGCCAGAAAGCGGAAAAAATGCGCCGCCAGTATGCATACCGGCAGCGCGTCACCCCGACATTTACGGCAGGGCCGGTCTACGCGAGAACGCGCAAACGCCAGTTGAACGCAGCGGGCCGCATAGGCGACCTCGCGGGCTATGCCCTGTAGACGCCGCGCTCGGCCATGACGCGATGCTGGCCAGCTTTCCCCGCCGGATAAGGCCAGCAGGTATTCGCGGCATGGCAGAAAGCAGCGAACGCAGTCCAGACGGCGGGAATCGAACCCGCAACCGCAATGGCCTCTACCGCTGAGGCTACGCCGGGTCCGCGCTCTGGGGGTGCCTGAACGGCGTTTGCGCCGACCGCTCAGGCACCGCCAGAAAGCGGCAATATAACCCCATAATGACAATCGCATACCCGTGACGGGATTTTGCGTTGCCCGGTGGGCCTACGTTGCGCGCGCCTATGTCACGCAGCTAAGGTTACACACCGTTCCGAGACATACCGAATACATTACCGCAACAGATCGGGAACGTCAACCCGCTCCAGCGAAGAGGTAGTGTCTCAGTTTGAATTATCTTTTTCTGCCCCTAGCAAAATGAAAGGGGCGACCGAAGCCGCCCCATCCGTTGTCATGCGGTGCGCCGCGCAGCATCTTCGCTGCCGGGGTGCAATTTGCCGTTCAGGATTTCGCTGATCCGGCCTTGGTTCTCACCAAAGTGTGCCGCAATGTCATGCTGGTAGTTACCAGCCCATCGCATTAGCCAGACGGTGATTGCATCAGCGTAGGTCAGTCTTGGCAATTTCTTTGCCATTGATCGAACTCCAAC